CCTTGTACTGAATCAAGTAGAGTCTGATACTTTAAGTTAGCTGTAAAAATATGTTTTTGTTCTGGTCTAAAGTTTGCGTAGTCTGCTCGATCTTTTTGTAAGCTAACTTCTTCCGGTCTCCAAAAATATCCTAGCATAGTTTGATTTAATTTATCAAACACAGGAAACTTAAACACATCGTAACGCTGAGTGTTTTGCTCAGCACCAAAAAACATATTCTGTTTAGTAAAGTCTACTTTCTCTTGATTAAATACGGTCTTGCTCATATTGCGCATGCCTCACACATTTCATCTTCCTCGGGTTGATTTGAAGAAATAATAATTGTTTCTTCTAATTTAGGCTCTTCTTCGATTATCTCAGAAGGGTCAACTTTGTAATCGTAAGTGTTTTGATAGTAGCTTGTCTTCCAACCAAGCTTGTAGGTAGTTAGTAAGTCTTGCATCATTACACTCATTGGTACTTCGTTGTCCGGGTATTGTACTGGATTATAACTCCAATTTGCAGATATTGCTTGATCAAAAAACTTTTGCATAGCTGCTACAATTTTAATATATCCAGCATTGCCTTGCATGTCCCAAAGCAATGTGTAGTGCTGTTTAAGTGATTGATATTGAGGCACAATCTGTTTGAGTGGACCCTTTTTACTTTTCTTGATACTTAAATATCCTCTAGGAGGTTCAATGCCATTTGTAGCATTACAAACAACACTAGAACTTTCACTTGGCATCTGTGCCGAAAGTGTGCTATGTCGTAATCCCCAAGTTGTAATATCTTCTCGTAGTGTTTCCCAATCAAGTTCTAGCTCTACGTTACCAATTGCTTCATCAACATCTTTTTTATAGGTGTCGATTGGTAAAATGCCTTTGCTATACTTTGTGCGGTCAAAGTATTCGCACTCGCCACGTTCTTGTGCTAGTTGGTTTGAAGCTTTCAACAAATAGTACTGGAAACTTTCAGTAAGTCTGTGCACTAGTTGCGCTGCTTCATTATCCTCGTATGATACTTTATTTTTTGCAAGGAAGTGTGCAAGTCCTACATAACCAATACCTAGCGACCGGCGAGCCTTAGTGGAGGTTTCAGCAGCCTTTACTGGATATTTTTGATAGTCAATAATTTGTTCAAGTGCCCGTACAGCTAAATCACAGAGAGGTTCTAGATCACTTAAATCAGTAATGACTCCAACGTTAATTGCGCTTAAAATACATAGTGCAATTTCGCCATCAGCATCGTCAATATGTTCTAGTGGAGTAGTTGGTAGTGTAATTTCTTGACACAGGTTACTCATAAACACTGGGTCAAGAAAAGAGCTGTGAGTATTAGCGTGGTCTACATTCATAATGTAAATACGGCCGGTTTCGGCACGTTCTTTAATCAGTTCAGAAAACAGTTCCATTGCAGGAATTTTCTTCTTTGGAATTGATCGACTGTTTTCATACTTAGTATATAGGGCTTCGAACTCATCTGGATCGCCGAAGTATGCTTCGTACAAACCAGGTACATCGTGTGGGGAGAATAGCGTAATGTCCTCCCCACTTAAAAGACGTTCATACATTGTAAGGTTAAGTTGAATTGAGTAGTCGAGCTTACGAACACGACTATCTTCTGTGCCTTTGTTGTTTTTCAGCACAAGAATATCTTCTATTTCCTGATGCCACAACGGGAAATGAACTGTAGCACTTCCTCCACGCACACCGTTTTGTGTACAACAGCGTACGGTAGATTCAAATTTCTTTAGGAACGGAACAACACCAGTGTGCGCAACTTCTCCGCCACGGATTTTACTGTTAACGCCGCGAATGCGCCCAGCATTGATGCCAATACCAGCACGTTGAGCAGTATACCTACCAATAGCCATATCACTAGAAAAGATACTGTCCAAAGTGTCGTTACTATCCACAAGCACACAGCTTGCAAACTGACGAAGCGGCGTTCTAACTCCTGCCATAACGGGAGTAGGAATGTTAACTTTGAAAAGAGAAATTGCATCATAGTACCTTTTAACATATTGCAGTCTTGTTTCTTTTGGATAATCAGCAAACAAAGTAGCTGCAATCATCATGTACATAAACTGTGGTGTTTCAAAAATTTCGCCACTAGATCTGTCTTGTACTAGGTACTTATCTACTACTTGACGCAATCCAGCGTAAGTAAAGTTCTCATCACGCCTGTGATGAATATAACTATTAAGCTTTTCTATTTCTTCCTTTGAGTAGTAATCGAGTATACTTTTATCGTAGACTTTTTTTGCAATATTTTTTTCGATTATTTCTTGTAGTGTAACACTTTCATATTGCCCATTTACCTGCTTGTACAAGCCATAACTTAAAAGTCTTGCTGCTGCATATTGATAATTAGGTGAATCTAAAGTTATAAGATCACTAGCACTTCGAATTAAAACTTCTTGGATTTCCTGTGTAGACATGCCATTGTAAAATTGAATATTTGCATTCATTTCAATTTGACTACTACTTACTCCGGCTAAGCCCTCGCATGCATTTTCAACAACAAAATGAATTTTTTCAATGTCAAGTGGTTCACGAGATCCATCACGCTTGACGATCATTATTTCTCGATTCATAGCTACTCCGTAATTTTGTTTATTATAATGTGGAAATAAGAAAAGGTCAACTTTTTTCTTAAGTATTATATGTATCCTAAAATTGGTAGCAGTAATACTATTGGTTATTTGAAATTAAGAAATTATTTTATTAATTTTATAGAATATTTCAGTTCTGTATTATCATCACTAGGCATTGTGCTTTTAACGGAAATATTTATATGAGCTACTGAGTTTATAGAAGTAAGTGTAGCTCCAAACAAAATATCTGTTTCTTTATCACTATCGCCATTATAATCGTATTCGTCACTTAATTTCACTGTTCCATTACTATTGTTAACAGTAAGTAGTAAAGTTCCGGATCTAGTCATAGCATAGTTTAAACTATTTAAAAAATAAGAAATTTCAAATTGTTGCGAAGCTGCCGAAGCTTCTGCTGCAAATCTTAATTTTGTGCTGTATACACTGGATTGCTGAATAGTAGTGTAAGCATAATTATCTCCCGTGTGATTAATCGATCCTTTTATTTCAGGATTATACTCACTACCTACATTTCCCATATCAGCACTTAGGCTTTCAACTCTAGAAAACCAATCGTTTTTGCTGATGTTTTGTCTACCATCAAATTCGATAACTGGGTATAGAGAAGAATAATCTGCTCCGTGATTGTTGCCTACAAATTCAAATTTATTATTTTTGCTTGTGTTATATGATCCATATGCAAAATACAATCCATGACGACTTATATCTTTAAAATAACAAGAATCAATTACATTATGTTCAGCACCAGTTCTTATGCCACTACTAGGAGAACTATCAAGTGATGTAACTCCTATGCCAAATGCAAAGCCAAGTCCTAAATCGTAAAAAGTACAATTATGCCATTCATTAAAATTTGTATCCCAATCACTGTACACAGCGTACGACATATTTTCAACAAAGCAGTTATAAAATACATTATTTTTTGTTTGTATGCTAGCACTTAAATTATTCAATATAAAAGCACTATTAGAAATATCAACACTATCGCCGCTTGTCCACGTGCCTTTGATTTTTACATTCGAAAATTTACTGTCTTTTGTACTGTTTAATACAAATACATTATTAGTTTCAAATGTTTGTACTGTAAGATTTTCTATTGCTAAATTAGAGTTTTGATTAACAGAAGTAGTTGTACTGTGATCTGCATAAGAACCTGGCTCACTGTCTAAATTTACAGTTGTAAAAACTGCTGATTGTGATCCTGTGTTTCTTATGACTGTGTTATCTATACCATGTCCGACTAATCTAGCACTAGGCGGCAAATATATTGTATTAGAAATACTATAAACACCTGCAGGAAAGTAAAGAGTTACTCTGCTTGATTCTGTACCTTTGATTGCGTCATTTATATAAAGTTGGTCTAGGGCATTTTGTAGAAGTTCAGTAACATCTTGTGTGCTAACACCGGTCATCCCAAAATCAGCTGCTGACACAAAATCGTCTAGCTTATCTTGCAGTTTTCTTTTAGTGTTGTCAATAAGCCCAGTTTTAATATATCCTAAATCTTTATTATATGAATATTCATCTGCCAAAGCAAAAATATCAGCGTTAGTTGTCAAAATTTGAGTGTTACCTACCGCTGGAGCACCTTCACTTACAGCTCCATTACCTATGAATAACTCTTGGCTATCTACTGCCCAACCAAACTCACCACTAGCTAATTGCGGTATGCCAGTGCCTTGATTTTTTTGACCACGTCTTACTTGAATTTTGCTTATTTGAACTACAGCCATTGGGTACCTTCCTGTTTTTAATATTTATCTGATTCGCTAAATACAAATAGTACAGGAGGGGGTACTATGGAAGGCATATTTCAGCTTATATCCGAAGTTGGATTCCCTATTGTAGGGGCGCTCGCCGGCGGGTATCTTGTTTTTCTAACCATCAAATTTATTCTAGACGGAGTAACTGGTTCTGTACAAACTCTAGCTGGCATTATAAAAAGCTTAGAGAACAGAGTCCAAACAATGAATAATGATCTAGTGAAAATAGACGCTCTGCTTTCTTATGCGTTGGGTCTAAAACCTAATGTAGACAGAATAGCAGCAAATGAGGGAAAAGAAGATGCAAGGAGAGACTAATGAGATGGATAGGTTATGATCTCGATCAAATCGGTACCGCATGGCGTGTAGTCGGAGAATGGCCAGGCGAAGCATGGCAAGACCGGGCGGGTGTCGAAAAACAAAAGCCTTTGTACAAACCAGGTGATAGATTTATTGTGGATCGTCAAGGATGGTTAATTCGGTGTAATCCCGAGGATGAAAAAAATGGATGATATTGGCGCACTCATAAGTCAATTTGGTTTTCCAATTGTTGCTGCTGTAGGATTAGGTTATTTTATTTACTATATATGGGTATGGGCTACTACTAATGTGCAACCAGTAATTGACGGTGCAATGGGGAGTTTAGTTGCTCTTATAGATCGTGTGCGAATGTTAGATAATGATATGATAAGATTAAATCAAAAATTGCAAATAGCACTAGAATACAAAAGTAAATTAAATGAAGATCAGCAAAAAGAACTAGATGAAATTATTTCCCGTTATGGCTCTAAATCGACTAAATTCGATAGCTCAGGGAAGTCTACAACTAAAAAAAACTTGTGATAAAGACACCAAAAACAAAAAAACTACCTAGATGGGTGATGCATTATGTATTTGGTGTAGGTATTATAACAAACTTACTAATGTTTTATTTTTTTAATAATTTATAATTACTTTGTTGTAGCTATAAACACGCCATTCCAGTCTATAGGTAGATCTTGCGTTTTTTGATATTCACAACGTTCTATCCACATAGCGTAATAGTCTTGCATACGGCCTTCAAACTCTGTTTTGAGTGATTTACAAAGTTCAATTGCATTGTCAAACTGCTGTGCTCTATATAATTCATGCATTTTTTCGTGCTGTTTTTTAGCATTTAGGTATGCAGGAGTAACATAGTCTAGTACAGTATATATAGGTATGCCGACTGATTTGCCTTTAACTGCTAGGTCATCTATTTTCAAGAAAAACCAATCTTCTTTACATTTTTCAACAGTAGCTCCGCCTACTAGTAAAAGGCATCCGTACTCTTTGCATTTAGATTCAATTCTTGCTGCGGTGGAAACAGCGTCACCTAACACATCGTATGAGTGTCTTTTTGTTGACCCCATTTCTCCAAGATAGCCAAGGCCTGTATTAATGCCAGCTCCCATTCCAACCGGTGGTCTTCCTTCTGCTGTAATTTTTTTATTAAATTCTTCAACAGCTCTTAACATTTTTAAACCTGTACGCACTGCTGTATCTGGATGATTTACATCGTCTGTTGGCGCATTGTGTACATGCATACTTGCATCCCCTATATACTTTATTACCATACCATCTGAATCGAGAATAGGTTGCGTAATGCTATCCATATAACCATTCATAATTTTAGTAAGTCCTTGTACATCATCTCCAAAACTTTCACCTAATGGAGTAAAGCCACGAAGATCAGAAAAACAAATACTAACTTCTTTTTTCATGCCATGCTTTATTAATTCTGGATTTTCTTGTAGTAACCTAACCACAGTTGGAGATGCATAACCTGCAAACTGTTTTTTAATTTTTTGTTTTTCAAAAAACTCCAGTACAAATCTTGTAAACACACTATGAAGGCCGACAAGCACAACAGCTATCAAAGGCATAGTCCCGTCTAGCAAATACAAATAATTACTCCATGCATACCATACACCAAAAACTACAGCGCTTGCAAAAACAATCAAACTGCCACCTGCTAGCCAATATGGAGTAAACCTACCAATCAAAACAATAAAAAAGCCTATTAGCAATGTTATGCACAGTTCAAAAAACTGTGCCCACCAAGGTCGACTGATCGTATCGCCATCGAGTATATTTTGTAAGCTTACTGCGGCAGGCATGTATACTTGTTGACCCCCTAAAGGCGATGCTATAATTGTAGATATGCCGGCTGCTGTAGGGCCAATTATCACTGTTTTTCCTTTTAGTTTACTAAACTGGGCAGGATTGCTAGCACTTACTGTATCAAAAGTCTTATTCCATCTTAACCATACCCTACCTGTTGAGTCAGTTTGTATAGGCGGATAGCCTGGCACCCGCATTTTATCTATTCCGCCTTCTGAACTTTTTACTTGATAACTTTGTTCGCCCATTGCAACCCTAATCACTTCAATTGCAATACTAGGATACACATCGTTGCCTATCCGCATTAACATCGGTAAACGTCGTACAACTCCGTCAATTTCTGGCACTGTGTTTAATACACCTACTCCGTCTGCATTATCTCCAAATTCAGGTATAGGCCCTAGCATCCCGTCCCATTCGAATAGAAAGGGCAATGGGTCTCCTATTTTTGCCACGCCACGTGGCACACCATTGCGATTAGCTGTAAAACTGCCGTTTTGTGCAATTACTACACCGTTTCCTACAAGAGAGTCTAATAGATCTTGATCTCCTTCTAATCGATCATATTCGGAAAAAAGCATAGGCAGGACTATTATTCCTGCCCCTGCTTCTCGTAGTTGCCATATTAAATCTGCAAGCACTGTTCGTTTCCACGGCCATTGGCCATATGTTTCTATGCTTGCTTCGTCTATTTCTACTATGCCAATATCTTTACTATGTATAATATTGTCATTTTGCTGTAGCAAGTCAAAACTTTTTAACCGCATTGTTTCTACTACAAAATTATTAGATAAATGAAATACAAATACACCAATTACCGTTATAAAAGCTAAAGTCCAATGCGATAAGAATTTCATAAATTTTCCTAGTTTTGTGATATATTTATTGCACATCCAGATGAGTTTGTACAAGTTCCTGTAAGGCTATAAGATTTAGATGTAGTATTATTATTTGTAGTTTGTGTGCTTGTAAATGTATATGCGCCGCCGCCGTTTGTTAAATCAACAGCTAGAGAGTGTGACATAGTACCGCGTTGACTAGAGTCAATTACATGGCCATTTCCATTTAATACTATGTCAGCCCATTGCTGGCCGCCATTACCCCGTTGATATAAATCTACAGTGTTGTTATTTCCTTGTATTTCAATGAAACCATCGTGCCCTGCTTTGCCCCTTTGCGTATGATTGACTAGGTTATTGTCGCCGTTTATTATATTAGCTAAATGATGAGGGGCTCCGCCGCCGCCGGCTCTATTTTCATCTGTTTGAGAGCTCAATAGATCATTACTATCTCCGGTCACTGTCCAATATGCTTCATGACCACCTGTTTCGTCAACATCTATAGTTCCATCTGCATGTATACCTTGGTATATTATAATATCATTAACGTCTCCGGAGCCGGTTAAAGAAACATAATTATCTTGACTACGCTGTTGTATTTCTAAGCTTAAGTCGTCACTAATTTGTGAAATATAAATTTCATTTGCATTACCAATCTTCCCGCTGAGTAATAATGATACAGCTATCATTACCGACACCCACTGTATATCCATAAATAGTCCAATCCTGCTGTGTTAAATCTAAAGTATAGCTAGTGTTTTTATCTAAAGTTAACTGAAAAACATTATTTGCTGAATTATCTTCTCGCCTAATAAAATATGAATTAGAAAACTCTTCATAATAAATTCCTGTGTTTATATCTAAACCTGTTGGCCGTTGTGTAAAAAAAGTTTCATTTTGAATAGCAAGTTCGTCACGTAATGCATCTACTAATGCTTTGTTTAACATATCTAGCATGTCGTACATGACATCGGCAAATGTATAATCTGTTTCATCTAATTGAGTGTGCCAAATATCGTCAGTATTCAAATTATTTACATCTAAGTCATCAAATTCTTCAAGAAAATCAAATCCTAAAAAATCAAATAAATTTTTTGTTCTAACTCTAATTTCATCTTCAATTTCTTCGTAAGGAGATTTTTTACGTAAAATAATAAGCTGATTTATCATTCGTTCGTCTATATCAAGAATAAGAGGCTTAGACGGTGCTTGGCTACTTATTCTGGCCATTGTTGTCTGAAACGCTTGATTCATTACTACAAATCCTGCGTCTGTTTCTACTGTTATTTCACCTGTGTAACAATCACCACTTACATCGCAGCTAGGCAATAAGGTTATCATACTTCCGCCTATTTCATCTACTACCATGATAAAGTCTGTACCTCTAACTCCGATAGTAGCACTAGGGGTTCTAATTTTTACCTGCTGTCTATTATTTTTTGCTATTTGGCCACTGGCATATCTGACTGTACCTAATGTTGCTTTTAAGCTTAATGCTCCTGTTCCTGCGTCAGGGTCATAAACAAAATCATCTATAAGTAATCTACTGTGTTCAGTAATATCTACTCTTGTATCATCTATAAAATCAATACGCATTTGCCCTCGAGCAGTCACAGCAGTATCCATGCTTTGAACAGTCACACCGGTAGTGCCGTCTATTACGTCTCGGCCACGTTCTAGTACGCCACTACCTTTGATTTTTCCTATTTCGCCTGCATCTGCTAATGCTAAAGGAGCCAAAGCTAAACAACAAAATAGTTTAATCAGTTTGTGTAATTGTAATTGTGCCATCATCTCCAACTAAAGTTAGATCTAAATCATTGTCGTATATGCCACTTTGAGTTACGATGATTGAATTGCCACCGCCTGTTACATCTATGTTAACAGTATGTCCTGCGATGTCGCCGTCACCGTCAACATTAATAGCATATAAATTACCTCCTGCACTTGTGCTTAGTGATACTGGAGATAATAAGCTAGAGCTAGTAGCGCTTAACGATGCACTACTGTCACTTGTGACAGTAACCGCAGCACTTTCACCGTCGATTTCAGCATACACAGCATCGCCGTCACCAGTTACTGTAAACGACACTGTTGCATTATCAGCTGAACTGGTTTCTCCTACATATATTACGTAGTCAGTATCGTCGCCTGTGTTAGATATAGTCATAGTAGCTGAATCACACTCGCCTGTTGCAGCACTACTACACAGTAAATCCAAAGTGTTGTTATCGCCGATAAATGACCAAGTACCTGTAAAAGTTATACCTTTGATTGTTGCATCTACAGTATTAAAATCACCAGTTTGTGTGAGTGTAATAGTTGTGTCGGTACCATTTAAGACTGCATCTGTAGTACTATTACCAAACTCGTTGTCTTGACCAGTTTGTGTAATTGTTAACGTAAGACCGGCGCCTGCTTGATTTACATATATTTCATTTGCAAAAGCAACAGTTATTGCCGCTAAAGACGCTAAGCCTCCTATTATTAAAGCTTTCATGTGTATCTCCCTATTAATGATTATGAATTAAAATTTCTTCAGAAAATTTCCAAAGACCTTTATCTTCCCCTGCAAGTATAAGCTCTACAATGCCCGCTTCAATTGCAGCTCTAACTGCATAATTGACAGGTTCATTTATAGACCATCCTACTTCGCTTTCTATAATCTGTGTACCGAGATCTAGAAATTTAAAAATGTCGCCACCGCTTCTATAACTTGCTATTGTTTTTTCTGTTGCAACACTTACTAGAACTCTCCCGGTTTGTACACTTACTAAACGCATCGATACAGTAACTCTATCCATCCTATACTCGTCCTGTAGACCAAGTCCTAAATAGCGAGCGCCCATACCCCCGGTTGCTATGTTACTATCATACCCGACTATTCCGCCTTCTAACAAAAGACCAGCAAACATTAATGGATCTAATGGTTCTGGCCCGTTTGGGCTAGATCGGTCGTATACTTCTCTAGTATTTCTTATTAGTTGTCGTTCTTTAATTAAATTATCCATGCCTATACGCTCGACCACGTCAAACCAACTTCCATTCCCTACTTCCTGTAAAGCTTGTATTACCCAAACTTCTGCACCTTGAGTCACTGCTGAACTAAGATTGGCAAGTTTGTCACTAGGCTTTCTTTGTCCAGTTTTGTCTAAAAAACTGTACACACCAATTGCAATTTTTGGACCATCGATAGGAGGTATTGCGTCAAGATGAATTTGGTGACCTTGTACTTGCGGAGGACCAACTGACTCTTTTACATCTTGCATCATATCATAACTTGTGCAACTAGCTAAAACTAAAAAGGATAAACTTATTAATAATTTTTTTATCATTAGAAATTAAATTCTCCCGCTCCTGGTATAGTAATTTCTGTAGTACCGTCAGGACCATTTATTTCTAAAGTTATAGTACCTGTAAGTGTATCTTTAGTCCATGTAATAATGTTGTTTTCAATTTCTGCTGAACCACTAGTAGCACAATTATCTGTACAATCAGCAAACATTGCATCTACCATTTGTTTACTAAGCGTTGCATAAATTCTTGATTCTAAATTTCTAATAAATTTATTTAATACTGAATTTTCTAGTTCACGCTCTAATCTAGCTTCTTCTGCTTCGGCTTGTTTTCTAAGATCTTCTTGCGCATTAAACTTCAATTGCTCTGCACTAAGCACATGTGTACTATATCCATTGCCAAAATGAAATGCTGGGCTTTTGAAACCCCATACTAGATCAGCTTGTGCATGCGCTGCAACAATTGTGCAAAGCAAACTCCCTATCAAAACCCTCATAATTTTTCTCCTAAGTATTTAACCTTTGTAATATTTTAACACTATACAAGGTTAATTTTTTCATAAATATGATAGGGCATTATAAGGAGAGGGCAATGCAACAAAATGAATATGACGTCACCGTTCTCAAAGTAGTGGACGGGGATACAGTAGATGTTGACATAGATTTAGGTTTTGGCGTAACACTTAAAAATGAACGTGTGAGAATCATGGGAATTGACACTCCGGAATCTAGAACAAGTGATAAAGTTGAAGATTTATTCGGCGAAGCTGCTAAAGCTAGACTGAAACAATTAATGGAAGGCAAAGCAAAACTTATAACAACAGAAGACAAAAAAGGCGAAGATATGAAAGGCAAGTTTGGACGTATCTTAGGTGACTTTTACGTTGAACATACTGAAGGCGTAAAAGAAAAAGTTACAGATATCTTAATTGCAGAAGGTCATGCTGTTGCTTACTTTGGCGGTTCCAAAGAAGAAATTCAAATGAAGCATATGGCTAATCGAGAAAAACTTTTACGCGAAGGCGTGGTGTTAAAAGAGGATTATGATCAAGCAGTTGAAAAAATGGCCTAAGCAATTTTTTCATAAAAAGTATAGACTCGATCCCACCAAGCAGATTCCCATTCGGCAAACTCATCTGGCCAAATATCAAACTGCTGATATTCGCCATCACGACTACACATAAACACATGGCCTTCGCAGATGTTAGTGCCGTATATTTCATTGTGTGCAATAGCATAAGCAGTAAGTTGCAAAAAATAGTCTTCAACCCATTCAACTTTCTTAGGTCGATTAGTTTGCTTAAAATCCATTATAGAAGGCTGGCCTTTGTATGTGCCAACAAGATCAGTTGTTCCTGCATAGAGTTGTGGTACATAAAGTTGTACTTCTGAACCCCAAATTTCGTCTACATCTTGCATAGCGTGTAATTTAATTTGTTCTGCCATACTATGAGCTTGTATTGCATACGGATTAGAACCTGCCGATGGCCACTCGCCTGTATCTACATAATCCTCTAGGTACTTGTGCATTCGAGTACCTACACCTGCTGCTTCGGTTGTAATTTCTTTTGCTTTAGCTTCGCCTACACGTTTACGCCAAGCAATAAGATGTGTTTTATCTTTAGTAGCATCGAGGATAGTTGTTACGCTTGCAACAGCGCCACCATCTGGTGTTAGGTATTTGCGTTTGCCGTCAACGCTGGTTCTATCTAAAGGTTTATAATCAAATTTATTTCTAATAAGGGTCATTTTATGTCAGGCCAAAGATGATTGAAAAAATAATCTTCGGCTTTATCTTTGCCAATATGTGCAGACAACATTTTTAGAGTCTGAGGATTTTTCCTTTGTCCGTCAATATAAGCTTGATGTTTGTTGCTTACGTCTGTAGTTTTTAAATTAGGTAAGCCTTGCAGATATGATTTCAAAACAGGCACAACAGTCATTACTTCATTTAGATTTTTTGGCTTACAACACACAAAGTTTTCACTAAAAAAACCACTCCATTCAGGTCTAGGCCGAGGATCGCCTATTACTGGCAATTTAAAGACTCTTTCATCAACTGGAGTAAGATCAAAAAACATTCCGGTAAGAATGCCACTAATATTAATTACATCAAAGCCAAAGATCGGAGAAGTTGATTTTGCATGTGGCATAATAACCAAATGTACAATTTCTACCTTATCAGTAGTGTAATATTCGTAGTGTGCCCATCTAAATTTTTCGTTAACGAACTTGCCATGCTCAAAACCAAAATCTTGAACAGGCACAGAGTCGTTTGGGTTAAAATGAGATACCAGTTCATTCTTTAGGTTATTAAGTAAGATCAATGTGATCCATCTCCTGTAAAATATCAGCTGCAAAACCAAATGCTATCGTAGCTTCAGGTGCCATACTATCGTCAAGTTTTTCTCTAAATTTATCTTTTAGGATTATAACATCTTGCTCAAATTCATAAAAACGAACAGGAAATTTATCTTTTAGATTTTTTGCAATAATTTGCCCGCCTGATAAATCTCCCATATGCCGAACATAGCAATGAGCTAGTATTTTTTTAGGACTGCTAATGCTTTTAATATATTCAATATAATCTATAGAAGACTTTAATTTAAGTTCTTTTTTGCTTCCTATAGATAGCATATCTGAATAAATGAACCGAGTTCTGCATATATCTTCTATGCTATCTAATACACCAAGTTCTGTTGCCTTAGTTTCTAAACAAGCATATACTAACCACATATTATATAGGTAACAGGCATACTCAGATGCAGTAAGATTACCAGTTACAAGTTTTTTTGCAAATTTGGATTTTTCTGCTTTTTTATGTTGTTCTTTAGTGAGTTCTTTTAAATTATTCATTGCTAAATCAATCAGAATTTATACTAGTATCAGCGTCATCTTCGTCGTCCCAATTGTAAAAATCCATTGATGTATAAAATGGATCAACTGTGCTCATCGGATCATCTTGAGCTTCTACAGTTTTAATTTCAGGAACATAATGCATAAGCATATTCTCTATGCCCATTTTTAAAGTCATTGTGCTACCGGCGCAACCACTACATGCTCCTCCTAGTTCAAGAAGCAAATTTCCATTATTAAATTCTAAGAACTCAATATTGCCGCCGTGCCCGGCTACTGCTGGCTTTACTTTTTCATCAATAAGAAGTTTAATTTCACTGACAATTTCGTCGTGTGTTCGTTTATCCATAATTTAATATACAATAAGTTAAGTTAAATGTCAACTAATTTGAGAATCTAAATTAGGTGTATTTGGTGTTAAGTCATTTGACAATCCAGCTTGAGCGTTATTGCTAATTGCTGGTTGTTGATTATCTAATGGTTTAGCAGGCTCGGTAGCTTTATCAGCAGATGTGTCTAAATCATTATCACTTTTCAAAGTAATATAATCTTGATTTACATCTGCTACATACTGCGAAATTTCAGGATCATCTTTTAGTTTCAAAAAAGACTCATAAGTAAAGTGCTCAAAACCAACATTTTGCATAACCTTGTCAATCCAAATGTTTTGAGCACCTTTTACTGGTTCAAAATTTTCCTCAAAATGGAGTGCAACTGGTTGGTCCGGATTCACAAGGTTTCTAAGGACTAACGCTAACATATTCACGTCTTCTCTTAGAAGTTCGGCTATTTTCATTAGATCTTGTCTTTTTTGCTAGCGTATGCTTTTTTCTTTTTCTTTTTACTGTAGCCCTCGCTCATTATCATGCCAAGTCTACGTGAAAGATCAACGGATTCACGTCTTGCACGATCAGCTGGCTCTTCTCCACCTGCTGCTGCTGCACTAGCACCGAAGTCGTCACCTGCTGCCATTTCGTCTTCAGCACCCGGACCTTCGATTTCTGCACCCATATCCGGTGACCCCATTGGCTCTACTGGTGCACCTTCGCCAGTAAGAATGCCAACACCGCCCGTTAAAGCAGTTCTAGTAGCGTCTAAACTATCATATAGACTTTCTAAAGCTGGCTTCACTGAGTCTTGGTATTGTTGTGCAGTTTCTGCACCCATTTCATTGCGGATAGCATCTGCTAATTCTAACATGCTTTCACTTTGCATTTGTGCAGTTTCTTCCATCCATTTGGTAATTCTGCTCACCATGTCACGGCCGGCAATTACAATTTCTGCTTTGTCTTCAGCACTTTCGATAAGTGGTCGACGAGCATCAAGTTCTGCTTCAATGATTTCTAAAAACAAACGATTTTTTTGATAATCATTTTTTTGTGTATAGTTGTAATCATTATTTTCTACAAGACTATTAATTTTTCTTTGGAGTTTGTCTTTCATTTCTATTAGTTGATTGAAAGAATACTCATCTAGATCTACATTAATATTGAATCTTTCTACAAGATTGTTTTTTAACTCATCTGTAGTAGGCTTTTTATTCATATCTTTTATATTCATGGTCACAGTTCCAATTGTTTATAATATTTATCAATTTACAAACAAAATGTTTGATAATTCTTTAAAAGCAAATTTTATTTTTTCTGTACTTATTTGTAATCTGTTTTCTAACACTTGTTTGTTTGTATAATTACTAGATGAGTTTAATATATTTTTATAAAAAACGCAATCGTTAAAATGTTTTTCTATACTCGTGTCTAGACTTTTAATTTTGTTAAAATTTATTAACGATACGTTTTCTTTAGCAAGGATAATAGCAGCAATTTTACTGAATGTTTCGGCTACAAATTTTTTTCTTCTAAAAATTTTGTAGCCACTAGGCATCTTTTTAACACAAGAATTCCCTATATAAATTACATTGCCTTTTTCATAAGGCAACTTAGTTATATCGATACTATTCAAAAGTTCTTGTAAATGGGGTATAACAGTATTCATTGCGTTTTACTAAAACCTGTCCGTCTTTTTCTACTCTATTTACTAGATTCTTTCTTTCTAAGCTAATGAATATGACTTCTTCATTTTCAGTTAAACTTTCAAGAGGAACTCCTACGCCTAACTTGCCTAGCAAATCTTGTTCAGCATTAGATCTAAAAATCTCGTAGCTTATTAGGAGTTCATTTACTTTCATGTTACTGCTGTTGTACTTTGTGTAGGAGCTGTTGGATTTGGTGCTGTTGGATTTGGCTGCGCTGTAGCAGGCTGCTGTCCTGCAGGTGTAGGAGGTGTAACTGATGCTGTATTAGGCATTGGTGTTTGTGTTATTTGGCCTTTTTGCAGTCTTTTAGCCTGTAATGTTTTTTCTAAATTGTCAATCTCTATGCGCTTTGATTTTATTGTAGCTTCTAAGTTTGTTATTTCAGCTTCTAAAGTTTTCAATTGTGCTGCACGCTGTTCAGAGGGATTTTCTGAAAGTATGTCAGCGTAGTATCGCATTAATCTAGATGTGGATGTCATTATTATCTCCGATTCATTCCTTGTGCAAGTTTTTTACTTGCTGGATTTATTTTTCTAGTACGTTTAGCTTTACGAGCCATAATCTTACCTAGGCGTGCTCGTGTAACTTTCATGCTAGCACTGCGTTTTACATTAGGCGCAGCATGACAAGCGGTTGGCGAAGTTACAATTCTGCCTTTACGCTTTCCGCCTGTACATCTATATTTCCGTACAAGTGTACTGCCTTTTCTGCCCCATATCTGTCTTGCTTCGTTCATTTTTTATCCTTTTAATAATAAAACTATTATAGTTGACAACAGTCCCGTCATTAAAGCACCAGCAGTTGAAATTATAGTAGTTATAAGAGTTTTGTTATTTCGTCTTATAATATCATTTTGGTTAGTCATCATATCATGCAATGCTACTATATTTTTTTCTACCTGTTCTAACCTATACTCTAGAATTTCATAACGTTGAGCGCATAAATCAACATGAGCTTCTAAATTTTCTTTTTCTAAATTTGTTGTACTCATATGTCCCTACCTATAAAGTATTTATTCTATAACAGAAAAAATAATATTGCATAACAAATTGTCATGCGTGTAAAAGCAAGGTAAATCAAATGAAACTGATTCGTCTAAGCCTACAATCACTGGCACATTATCAAAGTCTGCTACTAGTGCTTCTACATTAGTTGCGTCTTGTATGTTCGGTTCAAACTCAAAGCACCAAATCGATTGTTGCCCTTTGTATACACTACCAAATTTTTTGTCACAATTTTCTTTTACACAAGTTACTTTAACATTAGTTACATTTACACGTAACCCAATTGTTTGTATAACTGTATCACAATTGTCTTGCTGATGGCTTTGTTTGTTATTTCGACGTCTTGTATGCGTTTCTGTAATATCTACAAGAGTTTCAATTCTAAATTTCATACTGTATTTACAGCCATAAAAAAAGCGCCACTAAAAAAGTGACGCTTTTTTATTACTAAATCTAATTTAGATTAAGTTAAATCACCAGCTGCAAGTGTGATTTCAGTTACAGTTGATGTTACACTTGTAGCTGTATCTACGAGTGCTTTTACTGCTGCTGCAACATCTGTATCAGAATTTGCAGAAACATAAGCGTTTGCTGTTGCACCGTCTACCATCACACAAACTAGGTTATCAGCACGCTCACCAATGTGTACGATGCTCATCTGTGTTTGAATAGCACGGATTGCTTTTGAAAAGTTACCTTCGGTGAAAGCTGCGATACCGTCAACTGACGCTACGTCTGCTGTTGCAACATTAGTACCAGTAATTTTTAGAATGATTGGATCGTAACCATAAAAACTACCTGCGGTTGTTAAACCATTTACTTTAGCTTGACTTGCCATTTTTAAATCTCCTAAATTGTTTCAAAACCTAGACTAGGTTTTGTTAAAAGTATTTATCATTTATTAAAAAAATATAATCTAGCTGCTACTTTTTTATTCTTTTATGGAGTAATTTAAGCTGATGTATTGCTGTAGGACCTGCTTTTATAAAATCATGGATCATAGTTATGATAGGCAAATAACTTTCAATATAGTTGAGCGGAGCTGTCTGTTTTCTAAAGGCTCTTTCGACAAATTTATGTGCTAAAACCATTTTTTCAGTTCCGACTAACATTCTATAGTATGCCATGTCTTTAGATGATGCGCTATCAAAATCAGGTTTTGAAATTTCTATTTCAGTATCATCTATGTAGTCTACTTCAAGATTGTTTTTTGCTGCCCATCTAGAAAAATCGTCTATGATATCACTTGAGCGTAGCTTTGCTCTAGCAGCAAACAAAAGTTTAGTTATTAATTCTTTTCTTTCTGTTTTAGGAATTTTTGTATAATTTCCTAAACGTTGTCGTAATCCGTTATATTCTCCAATAATAGATCCTAAACTTTTATATATTGAAAAAAACAGTTGATAAGGTTGAATACTACTGCTACGAGGATTATTTTCTATTTTTGCAAGATAAAGATTAATTTCATCTCTAGGTAAAAAAGTAGTTCTTCTTACTTTCTTTGCTGCACCAGGGTCTTTAAGTTTGTCTAAAACATCGTCTTTGCCTAAAGCAAAATGCATAAAATTATACAAATCAGTACTAGATATCTTAAAGTCTGCATAGTTGTTAGATTTTGTGTTATATGCGTAGTTTTTGATAAAAGAGTCATTATTTTTATCGTATCGCATAACTTCAAGTATACAAAGAATCAAAAATAATTTTTCACAGCAGTCGGTGTAAGTTAGAGATTTTTGATCTCTACTATTTTTAATCATCCTTGCTTCGTGAAGTTCTTTTATAAAATCCATCATTATAAACCACTAAGCCTTTTTATTTGGTTAATATCTTTAGACTCTCTTTGTACTGCTCTGTTAGCTGCTGTAAATCCAGCTCTGTTAACTAGTTTAATAGCACCGTCTGCATGATCTAAAACATACCCTTCACCGCCGTCTTGGCCATTTATATGGGCTTTTATCGCGGTGTTATGAGAATCAAATTGATTAATAATATTATCTTTCACATTCATTACCATTGTAACTAATTGCCACATTGCTGAGAAAGCGTTTTGATGCTCACTAATGTATTGTTGGATACGCTCTTGTTTTGCAGGCGATACTTTACTAGTGTTCATCCAAGTTACAAAGTCAGAACCTAGATTTTGCAAACCAGTATCAACTTTCCTATTTAGATATGTATAGAAGATATTAGGCAAATCTTTCATTTTTAACCTTGTTAATCGTTCTGTATTCAACATATCATCGATTTGTGCGCCAGACTGTTGTATAAATCCAAATGCCTCTTTTATATCAGAGTCATTTACATTAGGAGCACGTTCTACTGTAGCTGGTGGAAAATACAACACCTCTCTCGATTGCATTTGATTCAGGATGGACTCAGGTACTGCTGAGTCAACTCCATCTGGTGTCATAAATCTATGTACAACTACGCCACTGGTACTTTGCCCTATTTGTTTGCCTATATTACTTGATGCATCAACTTCATAGGTTACAATATTAGGTGTAACACATATTTGTTATCTTGCATTTCGGGTCTAGTGAAATATAGCAAGTCACCTTTTAAATAACCAATTACATGTTTTGGAAAACTTTGCTCATAGATTTTATATAATTGTGCCATTTTTTGTGCAAATATTGCTTGTTTTTCAGGATTATTTGGATTTCTACGTCTAAACATTACTTCTACATCAACTTGGCTTGTAGGTTTACCATCGTATCCTTTTGCACCAAATCCGCTTTTATCTGTGAAAACAAATTTTCCTTCTTCGTTTCTACCAAATATTATAGCAGGCGATCCGTCCCATTTAATTGTAACATTTTTATGCTTTCCCTGTTCAAGACTCTTAAGCGCTTCTATTGCTCTACGAGCACCAGCAGATCCTTCCCAAAATACAAGATCCTCTGCGTGCTGTATACGAGCTTCGGCACCTTCATTTAGAATCTTAGCACCTTCAAATAATTCTGTAATTTTCATTTATATACCTGCTAGATTTTTTAATCTTGTTATATCTGCGCCTTCTGGTAAAGTTATTCCTCTTTTTTGCAATGTTTCCTTAGCCGCAGCAACTAAATCTTGGTAATCAACTCTATTGCGCAACGCTGTAAGAATTGTTTCTACGCTTTCTAAATCATCAGCTTGGGCATTAGGTCCAATTAAGTGCTGAGCAATTTCTTGAGGATTTCGTGTAATCACTTGGTCAGACATACGATCTATTAGACCTTTTTGAGGGCTCCATTTATAGGCTTGTGCAGATGCTATACTACTCATTACAATCTGTCTTTCTGCACCTGAATACGCTGTTGCATCATTAGAGCCTGCCATGCTCCACTTCATCCATTCTGGGTCGCCAAACATAAGATCAGTTTGCACATATCCGTTTGCTTCGTCACCGCGTATCGGTGTAAGAAAGTGCACACTTATTCCAGTTTTTCTTATCCACGATTTTGGATCTTTACCATTTTGTGTGCACCAAGCTGCTAACTTTTGTACAAGGTCATCCTTAGACACGTCTTGCTGATTTACTGCAACATCTAAGTCACCGCTTGTTTCTTTTCTACCAGTAGATCCTAACATAAAATCTTCATGCGGCAAACCAGTAATATTTTCTAACCATCTTAATGTAGGCACAACATCATTTTTATCTATTCTTTGAGTGAGCATGTTGCCCTCAGGATCTTTAAAAATATTACCACCTTCATTTAAAATCATTTTTTTGATTCCTCTAGTATTTTTTTCATACCTCTGCGAAACTTTTCAGTATCGCCGGTTTTGAGTGCATTAATAAATTTTTTCTCTAATTTTAAACATGCGTCAGAACCATAATCAGTGTTTACACGATCTAGCAAATTTATTACGCTTTCTAGTATATTTGATGCTGACGATTCTACCATCGAGTCTGCATTCAAATGATTATAGTGTTGCAATTCTTCTAGGATTGATCTTGTTTTTTTACGCATACAGTATTTACCACCTGTTGAATAAATACATTTGGGAACGGGAGAGCAACCAATGAATATGAAATCACTACGGGTCTCGGGGAGAGGCCACATATTAGCAAAACTATCTGAATTTGTATACCAAGAGCCAGAAGAAGCAAAAAAATCTGTAGAAGAATTTGGATTTCACACACTAGAATATTATGACAGAGACGGAGCACAAGCATACCGATTTGAAAGCGATGCCGATGTTGTTTTTGTTTGTAGAGGCACTGAACCGGGCAATTTTAATGATATGCTAGCAGATTTAGATGCTAGGAAAGAAGATAGCGAAACTGTAGGCAAAGTTCACAAAGGTTTTAAAAGAGAAGCAGATGATATTTGGGAAATGATATATGAAGATCTAGTTGCATTAAATGGTGATTCTCGTAACTTATGGTTTACTGGTCATAGCTTAGGTGCAGCAATGATTACAATTATGGCAAGCCGTGCCTGGGAAGACGATGCACTACCTGATCCAGTAGAACTTCATACATTTGGATCACCACGGGCAGGCGATGCTGTTTTTGCAGATAGTATGAAAGATAAAACACATTATCGCTGGGTTAACAATAATGATATTGTTACTATGGTACCCCCAGCTTTTATGGGATTCAAGCATGCAGGGACAGAAAAATATATCAACTCTAACGGAATGGTTGTCAAAGTTGACTTCATTAAAAAAATAATGGATCGTTGGAATGGCATAATGGGCAACAAAATGGATATGATAAACGATCATACTTGTAGCCTATACGCAAAGCACTGCAAGGCAAATTAGTATTATCGGTCGAACTTATGCGTTTTATGCAAAGATCGTTTGTTTTAAAAGGGGCTATTAAAGCCCCTTTTTTGTGTTATAGTATGTGTAAATAGAGTTAGTAAAAACATTTTCTTTCTCTAAAATATTTTACTTACACACAACAAAAGGACTAAAATACTATGTTTAAACTAGGCAGACTTTTTTCACGAAAGTCAAAAGACGCTGATGTTGACCAATTTATTCGTATGGAGTACGGCCTTGAGGTTCGTAATCTTATGAAAAATGGTATTCCACAAGATGTGGCAATCGAAGGTATTCGCAATAGGGTAAAATTGTAATGAAAACAATTCAACAAAAAATAAAAAAATTCATTACAATTTTTGAACTTCCTTGGGAAGTTAACCTACACGGATATCAGATAGGAACAGACACAGATGCGTAAATTTATTAAATCACTTTTTGATCGGCGTTCTGATGAAGAACGTTACTTAGCCAATGCTCATGATATATATGATCTTGAGAATAGGCAACAAATGTTGAATAGGGGAGAAGCTCCTTTTCAAAAATACTATAAAACAACACTAGACGTATGGAATCACAACTAATGAAATCATTTTGGAGAGGCGTCGGCAACGCAATGAAAAAAGCTGGAGAGGCTAGGGCACGTAGAGCACTAGCTCCATATCAACATATACTAGACTATCACGGTTTTAGTATAAACGATAGTAATAAGAATAAAAAAGGAGCCTAGTGCTCCTTTTTTTATATGTATTGCTTCCAACTTTCTTGGCGCAGGTCAAATTTCATTTGCTTACGCTTACTTACTAGCTCGTAATAATCCGGCCTATACGGTTTTTTTATAGGGTGTATATCTGTACGAGCGCCTTTGTATACATTGCAGCTTTTACATGCAGTGACAATATTAGTCCAATTAGTCTTACCACCTTTTGATATAGGCACAACATGATCAATAGTTAGTTCACGTTTTTGAAAATGCTTATCGCAATATTGACAATTATATAAGTCACGCAGATATACATTGTTTTTTGAAAATCTAGGATGTGATTTTCTTTTGTACATATCCTTAAGCATAATTACAGCAGGCACACGAGTTTCCCAGCTAGGCGAACTTACAATCCAATCATCATACCATTCAAGCACAGCGCACTTGTCTAAGCACATGTAGGTAATTGCTTCTTTCCATTCCACTAAACTTAATGGTAGATATGATAGAGGTCTTGCATCAGCATTTAAAACCAAAACGTCTGGCATCTTATTATTCCGTAGTAAAGATGTTTATTATATATGTATAATATTAATTAGTCAATTGATTTTGTATAGGCATCATAAAATTCTCTAGCATAAGCCTTGCGTTTTTCGCGGTGCTCTCCTGAACTTTGTTCGTACCATTTGTCTACAAGTTCTGCAGCTTGTTCAGGCGTAGTTGCTTTGATTATTTTTTTCCATTGATGTGCATAACCTGTTGCAGGATAACCGTCGGTGCCTTTATGATCATATTTTCTAGTAGACAATTCTATTATGATAAATTCCAATTGTTGTTCAAAATTAGGCTGACTTCCATCTGACTTCCATTCTAATCCAGACATAGTTTCCCAGTTTTTCCTTCTTGGAGCTCGCCACTGAGCTATGCCAAAAGCTTTCCCTCGGTCACCTACTGCTGCTGGATTGAATGTAGTTGATTCAGCTTTAAGATTGCCTACAAAACCTGCTGCTATTATTGCGGATAATTCGTCTGATAATCCTTGGTTTTTTCCAAATGTAACAAAAGCATCCATGAGATATTTTACAGTTTTATTTAGCGATGGTTTAGGATCTGTTGTCGATGCTGCTGTAGGCTGGCTGCTTGGAGCACTTACGAATAGTTTTTGGCCCATTTGGATCACGTCGCTTGAAAGATTATTCCATTTTTTTAAGTCGTCTACAGTAACGCCATATGTTTGACTAATACGCCACAAATTATCGCCTTGTGATACTTTGTGAGTTTTTTGTTCCAAAAGAATTTCATTTATTTTCATTACCAGTCTCTTTTTCTAATAAGTCCTAATCCGTAACTAGAAATTGCCTTACTTCTTTTTTCTACGTATAGTATCTTTACGTCTTTTCTTACGTTTATAAGATTTACTTTGCTGCACAGTACCAGAGCCATAATGAGGCATATTAGGATTACCATCTTTAGCTCCTTTAATATATTTGCCTCCTACTGTGGTCCATTTGCCTTTTACCTTGCGACGTTTTTTGCCGGACCTACGGCGAAGTCCTTGGCTTTTACAACTTGCAAGTTGACTTACCCCAAGCTCGCTATCTGTTTTACTACTTTTACAAACTTTTCTTGATGTACGTTTTGCTTCTAGGACACCGTTAGTAATATCTTTTATCTTCATGTATATATTTATCAGCGATACTTATCTGCTGCATTCTCATAATATTCTTGCGGAGTTAATTTAAAAGTTAGTGCATTTCGTCTGCCTTTTGTTGTGTTCAAAGTTACTACACCTGTTTTTTCATGAAATTCAATTTTAGTTATTTTAGCACGTTCATTGTTTTTACCTACTAAAATTTCTTGGCCTAATTCTAATTCCAAAGCAATTTTTTTTAATGACATAACCTAATCCTCCTATATACGGTATTTATTTGGTATTTCTTGACAAAAATTATAAATGTGTTATAGTAAATAAAGTAGTAAAAAAGAAAGAGGATATCATGTTTACTATCGGAATTTTAGAACTTACCTTGTTTGCAACTGTTTCTTTTGCAGCCTACGTATTGGGCAGAGTCGATGGCAATAATCGAGGCATTGAAAAAACAATAGGGAATTTAATTGCACAAGGTTTCTTGAAATATAGAGAAACTTCTAACGGCCGCGTTGAATTTGTGCCGCATCCAAATCGGTAAGAGGCTAAATATTGCATACAGGAGTATGCAATGCGAGCTACAGACCTTGTACGATCAGTACTAGACCTTTTAGATAAATTAGAAGCACAAGAATCACAGGAGCAAGTCAAAGTTGTTCCTGTGTCTCCTTGTGAGCAGCCACCCGAAAGTAGATTCAAGCAGATTTTTTCCATGTTAAATAATTCACATCGTGGATATGATAACTCACCAAACGAAATTATAGAACCTATTTCAAGTGTTACAACCGACGCAGGCGGTGGAGTTAATGGTCCAAAACATCCTGCAGACATACGAGTAAAAGATCCTAGAGGATACGAATAATGGCAGCAAATGGTATATCAACATTAGCAACTAAAAGAGCAAGACAAGATGCTAAACTTGCTCTAGCGGCAACTAAGCGTGGCACTACAGGTAGACGCGACACACTGAACATAGATCAACTTCCAACAGTATATGATCCAGCCAGCAACGATACAAACGATGTAATTGATAATGCAAATGCTGGAGGCTTAGTGGTTGGGAGACCTTGGACCTAATGCCTAATAATATACCAAACAGCACAAGTTACGTTCACTCAAACGAGCCTAATTTAGTCAATCTTCACAAGGCTATGGAGTATGACATCAATGGTAACCCTGTAGTAAGAACAGTAGCTGCAACCAGCGTTGTCAGTACTCCTGCTACTAGTACCACAGCATTTGGAGAACAAGTTGTAGCCCAATTGAGTCCTGCTTTTCAATTAGATGGCTTGTATGGATTAGATCTAACTAACTTTCAATTAAACAGTTCACTAAGTGGTGCACAAAGTGTCGATGATTTTGGTCTAATGACTGTTAGTAGCGGTACAACTCCGGGCAGTTTTTCAACATTACGCAGTAAAAGAAGTGTGCGTTACAGACCAGGACAAGGTAGTATGTGTAGATTTACTGCTATGTATCCAAATGGACAAGTTAACGGATATCAACAAGTAGCTGGATTCATTAACCAAAGTGATGTTCTTGGAGTAGGTTACAATGTAAACAACAGTGAGTTTGGTGTACTAAGACGTCAAAACTCAAAAGGTGAAGTTGCACAGTTTCAACTAACCAGTGCAGCAAGTGGTGCAGAAACTGTAACTATTACACTGAATGACGTTGCATTTACCGTTAGTGTTGCAGCTGGCACAATTCAACAAAACACTGCTGAACTAGGAAATGCTACATATACCCAATGGGTAGTAGACTATTGTAACGATGTAGTTACTTTTTTATATAATGGTCCTCCGTCAGATTTAACAGGATCGTTTAGTATAAGCAGTACTGGAACACTAGCAGCTACATACACTGAACTACAATCAGGTACTGCTCCAAATGATTATTGGACATATCAAAGCAATTTCAACTTGGACAAGTTAGATGGAACAGGTCCTAGCGGTGTTACAATAGACTTTACATTCCTTAATGTGTTTCAAATTGACTTCCGTTGGTTAGGTGCTGGTCGTATACGCTACAGCATTGAAGATCCAACAACCGGTAACATGATTCCATTTCATATAGAACATTATAGCAATCAAAATACTCAACCAAGTATTGCAAATCCAAGTATGCGTGTTGGTTATGCTGTGGTCAATGCCGCTCCGGGATTAGGTACTGGTGTAGATGTACAAGTAAAAGGTGCATCAATGATGGGTGCTATCGAAGGTCAAATTATTAGAAACAATACAACCAAAGCAATTCAAACTGTTGCTAGTGCAACGCTATCATCGGGAACCGAACATCATGTGTTGAGTCTTAAAAACAATAGATTTAATCCTCAAGGCAAGCCCAGTGTTGTTAATCAGCGTGAAATAATTATTACCAGTCTCAGTGTTGCTGCTGTTGGTACAGGCACTGCTAGTGATCCTATAGAAATATTACTGTATAAAAATGCAGATTTAAGCACAAATAGAGAATACACTGTCTTAGATAGCTCTACAGATTATAGTGAAACTATAGCAACTATTACAGCCGGGCAAACTGAAAAAATAGTCGGTGCATTCAGTGTATCACCAGAAAGTAATATTGTTATTGATTTGCAAGCACTAAGAATTATTCTAGCACCGCTTGATGTTCTAAGTATTGCACTACTTTCAACTGCTACTATTCAAGAAAGAGCAGTTAGTCTTAACTTTGTAATTGAATAATTACACGTTATACAATAATTAAAATCTTATAAATACTAATACAAACTGTGGTCAACCCGCAATGTAAGGTGGTTGGAGGGACAGGATCCCCGTGAGGAGAGAGCTATGGCTGTAGGTCGCATATCAGGACCGTTATTAAAAGCTAACCTAGAGAGAAACGGTATTGACCTAGCAGTTGAAACTGATCTCCTTTACATCGATGTTAATAATGGTCGCATAGGCATAAAGACTAATACACCTCAATACGATCTTGATGTAAACGGAATTATTAGCTCATCGAGGATTAATACCGATTTTCTTACTGTTAACAGTAATTATAATATCGGCAACGTAAACATTACATCTACAGTTGGCAACTTAGTTTTACAACCAGGCACTCTTTCTGACAGGACTGTTATAATAGGTGATCTAGAAGTTACCGGAGAAATACTTG